TTGGGAAGAATTCCAGAGAAATAACTATTGGGGTGGCTCAGTTGCGGAGCGGGTTTATGATGAAGTTCTCAATGCCAAAATCACCACCCAGTCGATATCATCCATGCTCTTTGAGGCCAGTGTTGACGTCATCTCAGTGAAGAATCTTTTCGAGAGAATCATGAACAAGGAAGGGCTGGCCAGCATCATCAAACGCTTTGAACTGGCCAACATGACAAAGTCGATAAACAAGGCATTAGTCATTGACCAGGACCAAGAGACTTTCCAAAAGCACACCACCAGTTTTGCTGGCTTGCCATCAATGATTAGTGAGTTTTTGTCAGTGGTGGCTGCAGCTGCAGACATCCCTGCCACCAGGATGTTGGGGTAGTCCGCCAAGGGCTTCTCAGCCACTGGTGAGGGTGACCTTGACAACTACTATGACATGATTTCAAGCAAACAGGAGACTGACCTGTACGATGCCCTTGGCGACCTTGACCAAGTGCTGACTCGTTCAGTGTTTGGCAGGCCTGTGGATGACTGGGGTTTTGAGTTCAACCCATTGCAGCAGATGGATGAGAAGCAAATTGCGGAAATCAATAAGCTGGATATGGAAAGTGCACAGGCCGAACTGGCTGCAGGCGTCATCACCCTGTCACACTGGGGTGCCCAGCTACTCAAGAAGGGCATCTACCCAACGCTTGACAGTTACTGGGTGAATGACCTTGAGGCCATGGAAGAACTGGAAGCTGAGACCATGATGAGTCAGCTGTCACAGCCTGAACCACCAGTCATGGAAGGGGCACCTGATGTGGACGTGGATAAACCAGATGTTCCAGACATGGATGATGACCCTGGCAGCGCGCAAGGTACGGCGGAATAGAATGGGGGCCTTGCCAAAAATCATAAGTGTCCACAAAAAAGGATTCTTTGATTTTCGCCACATCGATGGGGCCACCTACCGCGCGACCATTGACCAATTCATGAAGGCTGAAAAGCACGCCATGTTGCTACCTACCTGGAAGGAGTTGAAGAAGTTCGGCAAACGGTCTGACCTCCGAATCCTACTTAGTGACCTGTCAGTTGACGTGGTGTTCTCTACTGGTAGGGGGTTCAAGTACACCTTCAAACGGGGGTACATCAGTGACCTGGCCAGTGTCCCTGGTTTTTTCAGGTCAGTGGTGGACAATGATGACATTGACGTCATCCTGGCTGCCATAGTTCATGACCGCAATTTCTCCACCCACGTGCTGACGTTCAGGCAAACGAACGAGCTATTCTACAAAATGTTTTTAGCCCGTCGAGGCATCCCAGGCAGTGATGAGAAATGGGTGTCGCTCCCCAGACGGGCGCGCATAGCCTGGTACTCAGTCAATTCATTCATTGGCCGGTTCCTGTGGCGGCGAATGAAACGACGGCGTCAGGACTGGGCTGAGTCCACATCAACTTTTAAAAAGGTCACATATGTCCAGACCTGACCCTAAGGCACTGCAGCAAGTCATTGATGCGCGGCGCAAACGTTCGCCATATGCCATCAGTGAGTCACGCTCAATCATTACCCAGTACTTCAGGGATATAAATTTCTTGGTCAGAAAGATGGCCCGGCTGGTGAAGGAGCGGGTGTATCCAGTACTCGAACGCTACGCCGTCCAGCGTCCTGCTATGACCCCCAACCACGGTGGCCAGTACCTCAATGATGATGACTACGGGCTGGCCCTGGCTGAGGCCCTGGCAGGCATAGAAGAGGAGTTCTCAACACTCACCAAATATGCCGCCCATGTGGCGGCCAACCGGATGATGCAGGCCAACCTGGCAAACAAGCGCGCATTCATGACTTCCTGGAAGGCCACAGTTGGTATCGACGTCACCCCACTGCTGTCACCAGAAGTCATGATACGGGGCAGGCTGATAGACAAGGACACGGCCAGGCCCGTGCTGGATGCCATCCGGGCCAACGTTGACCTCATCAAGACTGTGCCCAAGCAGCACCTGGACAAAATCAAGGACGTAATCGAACAGGGTATCATCAGTGGCAGCGATGCCCACTCACTCAAGGCGGCCATTGCCCAAGTGAACGGCCAGAATACCAGACGGGCCAAGCTCATAGCCCGTGACCAGCTGCAGAAACTGAATGGGGTGCTTGTCCAGGCCCGTCAGCAGTCTCTTGGTATCAATGGCTACATCTGGCGCACCTCCCATGATGAGAGGGTCAGGCAGTCCCACAAGGACCATGATGGCAAGTCATTCCAGTGGGACTCACCACCACGGGGGACCGGCCACCCTGGTGAAGACATCAACTGCAGGTGCACTGCTGAACCAGACCTTGGTCAAATCATCCCATCCTTGGCCCCAGGGCTTCAGGAACTTGGGCCAAAACGAGTGAACAGGATTAGAGTGTGATGGGGTCAGGTAACAATATTACTTGCATATCCGATTATAGTTTCTACACTGTCCTAAAGGATGTAACATCATGAAGTTCTTTGACCGCGCATCATTTTCCACAAGAGTCATCACGGATGAAGGCTTCATGTCAGCCACTGCCAAAGTGGGTAGACCTGGGGTCCAAGAGTACGTCAAGGGCGTTGACTTCAACGATGAAGACTTGCCTGACAGCCTGAAGGCCAAGCCCTTTGGTACACTCATCAAGGTGTTGCGAACACCAGCTGCAGTGTTCAACCCAAACTCAATGAAGAGTTTTGAGCACAAGCCAATTACAAACAATCACCCCAAAAGCAGAGTGGTTGACTCGTCCAATGTCAAGGACTTGCAAGTTGGATTTTCCAAGGACGTCAGGGCCACTGCAGATGGTGAGGCCATTGAGGCCACTATCCTGGTCCAAGATGCTAAGACCATCAAGCAGATTGAACTTGGCAAAGACCAAATATCACTTGGCTATGAGGCGGAGATAGATTTCGTACCTGGCATGGACACGGACCACGGTGCCTATGATGGCATCATGAACAACATCCAGGGCAACCATATTGCAATAGTAGACCGCGCCCGTGCTGGCACGGATTTTCGATTAAACGACACCCAACCAAATGAGGGAAAAGTAATGAAGACACGGGTTATCGACGGCAAATCAATTGAGTTGAGCGATGATGCAGCGGATATTTTCGATGCAATCAAGGCGGACAACGCTGCAAAAGATGTAGTCATCACTGGACTAAAAACCAAAGTTGCTGACTCTGCAGTTGAACTTGACACAGTCAAGGGTGAGCGGGATGCAGCCAAGGCTAACGTGGTCAACGATGATGCAGTCAACGCACAAGTAGCCAAGCAAGTCAAAGCCCGTATGGCTTTGGTTGATGCTGCCAGCAAAGTCATTGACGGTGACCTGTCCACTCAAACGGATAAGGAAATCCGCTTGGCAGTCATCAAGAAATTGTCTGACAGCAAAGTTGTCGTGGCTGACGATGCCACTGACGATTACATTAATGCAGCGTACAGCGCACTTCTAGCCACACACAAACCCAAGGCCACAGCCCTTGGTGATGGCCTCAGTGGCGATGCAGCTGCCATGGACAGTGCTGACAAAGCACGCGAAGCCATGGTAGCAAAACGCGGAAAGTAAAAATCAACCTGGGTTTTGTGAAGAAACACCAAGTTAAATAAAGGAACAAAAGAATGCCTCAGACAAGTTATACACAGTACATGGGCAAGGCGTACCCTGGGTTGGTAGCCGATACTCAATTTGCAAACGTGATTGTCAGCAAGTCTCTTGAGACGGCTACAATCTACCCAGGCCTAGTCGTGTCCCGTGGGACTGACAAGGACCGTCAGGTGGTTCTAGGTGGGTCTGACCCCATTGGTGTAGTGGTTCGTTCCCTGGACACGGAGAACAACTCTTCTGACCTGCTTCAGTACCTCACCACCGAGACAGTGGGCGTGATGTCCGCTGGTAGTATCTGGGCCAACGTGGCTGGTACTGGTGTGGCTGGTGCAGCCATCAAATACAACACCACCACTGGCGTCATCGGTGTCGGTGCAGTTGGCGGGGGTGAGCAACTCTTGAATGGTCGTTTGGACAGTGCCCAGACGGTTGATGGTGCCTTGGCGAAAATCATTCTAATTGACCCAGCTGCAACGGTAACTTACCTGCAAGTTATCCCTGTGACTATTACGACTCAACCAACTGACCAGACTGCAGCTGACGGTGCCGTGGCAACATTTACCAGTGTCGCAGCGGGTGACCCCACAATCACTTACCAGTGGGAGAAGTCTGAGGATGCTGGAACTACCTGGGGAGAAATCTCTGGTGCTACATCTGCAGCGTATGCCCGTACAGTGGCCACTGCTGACAATGGTTTCGACTTCCGAGTCAAAATCACAAATGACTATGGAACTGTCACTTCCAGTGAAGCCGACCTAGTCGTAACGTAGGCCAAGAACCGGCCATTGAAGCTGGACACAATTTTTTGAGGAGAAAAGAAAAAATGACTATAGCCAAAATCATGATGGTTCTTGACGCTGCAGCCGGTGTCTTTTTCCAGCGCGAACTGGAACACATCAAAAAAGAATCATACGATGTTCTGTACGCAGAACTGACCTATGACAAAGTTTTCCCAACCAACTCAGACGTGGACCCTGGGGCAACCCATATCACGTACCACACGTATGACAAGAACGGCCTGGCCAAGGTCATCCACAACTACGCTGGCGACCTGCCCCGCGTTGACGTGGACGGCGTTGAGACCACTGTACCAGTCCGTACCTTGGGTGACGCGTTCGGCTACACCATCGACGAAATCAATGCTTCCAAAATGGTTGGCAAGCAGCTTGATAGACGTCGTGCAAGTGCTGCCCGTCGCGCCGTTGAGGAGTTGATGAACCTGATAAACTACGAAGGCGATGCCACTAGTGGACTCATTGGTTTGTTCACCCACCCCAACATCCCTGTGGGTAATGCACCTAACCCTGGTTCGGGTACTGAGTGGTCAACGAAGACTCCTTTGGAAATTAGAAGTGACATCAACTTGATGTTCCGCACTGTCTTCACCACCACCAAGATGGTTGAACGTCCTGACACACTTCTCTTGACCCCAGCCAACTATTCGCTGGTCATGGAAACAGCACTGTCAGCTGACAACCCCTTGACCATTGCACAGTGGTTGGTTGCCAATAGCCCCTGGATTAAATCCCTGGACAACATCGTACCAGTTCAGGAACTGGTAGGGGCTGGCACAGCTGGCGTGGATGTATGTGTTCTGATGACCAAGCGAGCGGACAAGGTCCAACTTGAGATTCCCCAGGATGTATTTTTCCATGAGCCAGAAAAACGCAATCTGGAATACATCACCAACGTGACAGCACGCTTCGGTGGTCTGAGTGTCTACTATCCGTTGTCCATGTACATCCTTGAAGATGTGTAGGACTTGACTCTTTTCGGGGGTACCACATTGGGTGCCCTCGATTTTTTTTCTTTCATAGAAAGGCTTTCAAATGGAAATCATACTGAACACGGCAAGCAAACCATTCAATTTTTCGTTCTTCCTCAAGGGTGGACTGAAAACTGTACAAATCATCCCTGGTGCCTCAAGGGTCAAGGCTGAATACCTTCCTGAGTTACGCAAAATTAGAATGTTTGCGACCCTGGAAGATGACAACGTCCTGGCAGTTGGTGTCAAGGAATCCAAGGCCACCATTGATGCCCCTATGATTGGTAAGGATGCAGCGCCAGCCAAGGTTGAAGTCAAGGTTGAAGTCGAGGAAGCCCTTGAGATGACCAAGCCCCTGAAGGCAGTCAAGGCATCCAAGAAGACAGCCAAGAAATTGGGCACCTTGGACCTTGAGGAACTGTAAACCATGACTATCACCCCAGCACAGCTGCGAGTCAGATACCCTGAGTTTGCCAG